GAGATAGTTTGCGATTGCGGTTTGCAGATCGCTGTAGGTCGTTAGGGCCATGCTTTACGTCGTCCCATCCGAATGTCTTGACTCCGATATGCCCGATGTGCATCGACAATTCGTGGTCTACCCAGACAGGAATGTCGTTTTCCATGCAGCGGACACAGAAAGTGACGTCTTCCCCAATTACGTTCCCATGATCCGTCCAAATGATGTCAAACCAAGGACGGGGAACCTTCTCAAACACTTCTCTACTGACAAGCGTACACGCAAAACCGACCGCTGTCACCTGCTCAATTCCATGCTTACCCCGTGACTCTACTTTGTGCCACACTTGATACGGTTCGCCTTCAGGCTTGCCATTCAGCATCTCCCGCTCAATCTTGAGATTCAGCGCAGTCGGGAGAATCGGCTCTCTCCTGGTGGTGGCATTAGTCCCGATCATCGACACTTGCCTTGACTGAAGAATCTCCAGCGCGTTAGCAGGAAACCGTTGATCCGAGTCAATCCACAACGTCTGATCTGCACCCCACTCCAGAGCCTCGGATGCCAGCTTCTCCCTTTGCGTGAAGATCAGCGTCCCAGGCATCTGCAATAACTGGATGTCGTTTACTCCACGCTTGGCCTCGTAAGCGCACAGCCTAGCAAGGTCGAAACAGAATCCAGACATCACCTCGTCCCGGCATGGGACACAGATTGCAACTTTCAAATATGCCCCGGATGAGTTCTGAAAAATCGGTTGTCAGGATTGTTTAGGAAAGCCTTAAACGCAGTCTGATCTATTACGTGAAAGCCGCGCATAATGCCTTTTGCGTTCAGGTCATCAATCAGCGTCAGCGGAAGTCGAGCAATGTGCGTGATTACATCGTCGAACTTCTTGGGCGCATCGTTGAACTGCCGTTTGTTCGCCTCGATGATTTCGGAGACATCCTGCTTTGTCTCCAGAATCACACCGCCCTCAGTCGCGTGAGCAACGGTATAGCGGCCATCGTGAACAGAAAATAGTGTTGGCATAAAAGCGGGGAGAGGTTTCCCCCTCCCCTTCCCGATTACAGCGCGGGGTTCAGATCCGCAACGATGGCATGAGCCGCCTCGTTACGCATCTCGAGCGTGAACTCAGCAAGCAACTGCGTCTTTTCCGAGTCGCCGGTCTTTGCCAAATCATTCGTCTGGAACGGACGAAGATACGACAGAGCAGCATATTCGGGATCAAGGAGCAGCGCGTCACGAGTACGCATGAAGCGGTCAGGAACAACCGACAGAGTACCGAAGTCGCTCATGTAAACATCAGCGGCACCGATAATCGTCGTCGGCTGGTCGCCAGGAGCCATGTAACGCTGGGCAGCGATACCGGCAAACGAGGAGACCTTCTGCTTCAGACCGGAACCAACAACCAGCATGGAAGGATTGCCACCCGAATCGAACGCCGCGGCAACTTCGTCCTTCAGAAGCTGCTCGGTAAACGTACGAGTCGCGCCATCCGAACGGGTCGAAACGCCGATAGTCGTCGGGTCAGTACCAGAAGTACCTTTCGACGTATTGGTTTTCAGCCAAGACAGAATCGCGCCGAGTTTACGAGCAGACGTAGACGAGCCAGCATCGCGGCCTTGGTTGGCAGTGATGATGGTTTCCATGTCCCGCTTAAGCTCAGAAGAAGCGCGGGCAAGCTGGTATGCGCGTTCCGAGCGCCGACCTGCCTTGTTAACTGCCTCGAGCGTGCCAGAAGTTTGTACAACTTTCTGAACAATCTGCGTGTAGTTACCAAGACGAACCGTCGGGCTGATCGTCGCGGAAACTCCATCGGCACCCTCGACTGCGGCATTCGCTGCGGTAGCGGCTGCAAGCGAATCCGTCTGCCACTCATGGAACACCGCGGTCGCTTTAGTGCGAGCCAGAGTGCTCATGATCGGGGTTTCGGTCGGGCTGATGTCGTAGATGACATCGATCAAATCTTCGCGCTGGCCAATGGCCGTGTGTGCGGTAAAGGTAGGCATGATGGACCTCAGTAATTGAATCGTTCAAACAATGAAGCTGCATCCCTGGCTTTGCCAGACTTACGCAGCCGGTTTCGTTCCTGCTTCGCTGCATCAGATTCAGGGTTTGAAACCTTGCCAGTTCCGGGCTTTAGCGTCTTGGGAGCCTCGGCAACCCTCTTGGCTACCTCCGGCTGGTTAGACATCAGCTTGCGGTACTGAGCGGCTTCCCACAAAACCTGTACAGCGCGTGAGTCATAAACCTGATTGAGTTCGCCTTCCGTAAAACCGACGTTCTGTGCATACGAGCGAATATCCCGTCGGACTTCTTCACCCTTCTGCGGATCGGCATACTCTGGAATGGCTTGCTGTAGTCGGGCCTGCTGCTCGGCAAGATACTGCTGGAGTTGCGTCTGACGCTCCGCTTGTTGCTTTTCGGCAATGCGTTGCTTTTCAGCCTGTACTGCGGCTAGTTGCTTGTCTCGCTGGACAGACTCTGCGACTTTCATCGCGTAGCCAATCGGGTCGGACTCTTTCAGTGACTCTAAATCTTCCGACTTGTTCTGCTCCGATAGAACCTTTTCAATCAGTTCCAATCGTTGAGCATACTGGTCTCGGAGTTGTTTGGCTTGCTCGACAGCGGCTTTCTCAGCTTCGATTGCCTTCCGCTGTTCTGCTAGAGCCTGGGTTTTCTGAGTGTAGTCAGTGCCAAGTTGATAGCTCTTAATCAGGTCGTCCAACGAAACTTCGCGTTCCTCACCTGCGGCTTTCACCCGGTAGCGCGGTGTTTCCTCGACTTCCTGCTGCTCAACTACAGCCTCCGTTTCCTGCTGCTGTGCCTCGGGAGTGGGCTGTTCGCCTTCCTCCGGCCCCATCAAGCCTAGAAACGCATTGGCTGCACTGTTTACATCCAGCGGGCCACTTCCTTGCGGATTGGTGTCCATATCACCCCTTAAAGGATCTTCCAACGTTTACGCTTAATCTCGGCAGTGTCAACAATCGACTGAAAGTGATTGACAACCGTGGTTAAGCATTTAATCATTTTATACGCATTTTCTCGTGCGTCAATATCTTGCTCAGACGAGTTAAGAATCAGGTCAATCTGCTCCTGTTTCAGCTTTTCCAGTTCACCCCGGAAATAATCGTCTCGCAGTAAATTCGCCGCCTGCTCTGGACTCATCCCGGAATCTCGACGTTTTGCGTAATCCCAGCACCGACCTTCGCCGCTTTCAGTTGAGCCTCAACCGCAAACTCCTGCTGCTTCAGTTGTAGCTCTGCTGCGGCTTTCTCACGAGCCAGTTGAATGTCGGCCTGCGCCTTCATCCGCTGAGTCTCAATCGCTGCCAGTGCCTTCTGTTGCTCAATCTGGATCTGGGCTTGCGCCTGAGCCATCATCGCGTCCAGAGCAGGATTAGATTGCTGCTGCGGAGGTGGATTGCTCAGTTGCTGGTCTAGCTCGGGGGGAATCTCTTTGAAGAACTCGGTTGAATCCTTCAGTCCCGCCGCTTCGATAAACCGTCCCAACGTCGCCCGATACTGCCCGACAGAGACAAGCGGATTGGCAGGGCCGAACTGCTGGAGAATCTGCTCTTGCTTCGACAGGATCATCTGAAGCATTGCCATCTGCTCATTCTTCGATCCGGTTCCGAGTCCGACACTGATCGAAACATCGTACAAATTCGACCACTCTCGCGGGTCCATCTCAACGAACTTGCCACGCATCCGAATCAAACGGGGCTTGTCCTGATACTTGCAGAGCAGATGCAGAATGCCGCGGAAAAGGCTCTTAACGCCCGTCTCAGCGAACAGCCGAGCGATTAGCTCCATCTTGCCAGCACCCGCTTGCATCGTCGCTGCTACAGCCGCAGCCGTGACGTTTTGCAGGATGTTGGGATCGAGACCTTGCGAAGTCTCCGACACACCCGACCGCTTGGCTTGCACCGAGTCGAAATAACCCAGCATCGGATAAGCGGAACCAGTGATGTCCGGCACCTGAATCGGAGCCACTGCACCAGTCGATTTCGTCCTGACAACACCACCAGGAGTGACGTTCAGCAAGTCGTCTAGGTTCACCTGACCGTCAACAACCTGCATCCGAGCGTTGTTGATGAGGTAGAGGTTATCCAGCATCTGTCTGGTGACGGTGGACTTGATAAGCTGGATGTCCATCGTCCGGTCTGCCAGCGACTGACCGAAGAACTTGTGCGGAATCGGGATCGGGCAGATCACGTGAAATGGCACGTAATCGGTAGGAATGTTGGCTTCCCGCCCGTCAGCGTAGGTCAGGATCGTGCTGTTAGAGTAGAAAATCTGACGGAGTTCTGCAATCCCGTCCTCGTCGTAATCCACGTAAAGATAAGACTCGTAGACCTCGACTTCTTGCATTGACTCGTCGAGACTGTCCTGCTCGTACGGTTCTTCACCAGGAGAGTATCGAGCGATCCGCTCCTCGGTAAAGTCGAGACTGTTGTAGACGGGAAGGCTGTATACCTCGTCCTTGTCGAACCCCATCTGAACAAGTTCCGACCGCGGCATCAGCCTGCGGTGCGCCATGAAGGGTGATTTCGTCTCACCGAACCGCGCTTTCTTGCTGACGATCAGTTCTTCGGGAGGAATGCAGTCAATCTGAATCCGGCCTGACGTGGTTTTCTTGCGGACGACAACATTGTGCGAACGGGTGACTTGATCGACAACCGTACCGTCCGGCATCTGCATCTGCGATACGGATTCTTCCGTCTCCTGGCCGACGATCTCCATCGTACCGTCAGACAGTAGTAGGACAAGCTCCGTATCCGACAGCCCCCGATAGGTTTCCTCGTCTACCTCAATCTTTTCTTCCCAGACCGCTTTTACCGTCCCGGTCTTGGCAAGCAAAGCGTCCTTGAACCAGTCATGCAGGATGGCAAAACCGTTGTTGTCCTTGGTAAACACCCAATTACCGTAGTCCGTCGCCTGATCTGCGCCTTCCTCATCGCCTGGGCCAACAGGCTCGTATCTGGCAATCTCATCGTTTGCAGTGAATACGCGGATGAGTTGCGGCAGCGCACCATCGATAACCTCTGCCACCTCGCCGGTAACGATCTGGCTGCGTCCCTCTTGCTCGTTGCCGTAAGGATTTCGCAGGTAGTAGTTCAGTGCTTCGGCACGTTCTGCTGTGGTTTCGCTATCCAGCATCCCGATAGCATCGTCGATCTCTGCTTGCAGAATGCCGGTGAGAGTCCCGTTATCCATTTACCACCTCGCGCCTAAAATACTTCCGCTTCTCTGGGTCTTTCGTCTCCAGTTCAGCGAGTTTCTTCTCGAGTTCAGCAACTTTGCGCTGCAAATCTTCAAACTCGCGCTTCTGAACGATGAAACCTTGTGGCATTAGCATTAGACCACCCACCTTGTATTAACGTTGATCGGCTTCGACCAGGATGATGTTTCATTCAGACCGACTGCAAGATAACGGAATGCGTCCGATCCGTGGCTAGACCAATCGTGTAAGGGTCTATCATAAAAGACTTTCTGCTTTTCGTCGAAAGTCCGGCGGTAGTTCCGCAGGCAGTTCAACCCTTCGCTCGTTTGCGGGATGTTGAACCAGCAGCGGGGCAAAAGTCTGCGGACCGCTTGGATACCGTCATCCACCGATAAACGTGGCGCAATCGTGCAACTGAGGTCAGCCTGCTGCAAGACCTCCAACCGAGACTTTCCCGATCCTAGTTCTCTGACCTGTACGTCGTGCGGGACGATGTGCTCGGCCTTGTGCCAACCCTTGTTCCGCAGTTCTCGGACGTACCAATCCAGCCCGACTCCGTGGTTCTCAATGTAGTCTAGGAGTCTGACTTCTTGTCCGTGGACTTGTGCGATCCAGATCGAAGTCGAATCTCCAATGCCGAGATCCCATGCAGCAAACGTCTTGCAGAGGTCGTCACGGACAATAGAGCAGAAGCGACCTTCTCCCTCCATCTGGTTAAGAATTTGCCCATAGTAAGCCCCCTCGACAGCAGCATGGAATGAACACTCGAACTCTTGGTCGTACTTATCGCGCCCCATTTCCCGCAGCGCATCGTCTAATTCTGACTGAGCAATGATCCCGGTCTGACTAGCGCGGAACTCGAGCAACTTCCACCCAGGCTCACCCTGTGCCCTGTTCCGCAGATCGTAGAAGTGATTCTGGCCTTTAGGTGTGCCGATAAACATTGCCCAGCCTTGACGGTCGGCTAAAGCAGGTCGGATCACTTCGTTCCATATCTTTGGATTCTGATCCCCCACCTCGTCCAGTACAACTCCGTCAAAGTAAGATCCACGTAGTGAGTCGGGATTGTCGGAGCCGTACAGACCGATCCTGCGGTCCCAGAAGTCAACACGAAGCTCTGAAATGTTTGGTGTGGCTCCCAGCGGACGGGTGTAGTGGAGCAGGTAGTCCCAGGCAACTCGTTTGGCTTGTGCATACGTTGGCGCAATGTAAGCGAATCGCGGCCTTTCATTGTTGCACATCACCGCGCTTTTAATTAGCTGATTGATAGCGGCAACAGACTTGCCAAACCTACGATGGCAGACAGCCACCAAGAATCGATAGTCATCCATTGCCGAGTGCAACTCTAGTTGCAGTGGTCTCGGGCTGTAGGGAATGATTATTTCTCGGCTGCCCAAGTCACCACCATCTGCATTGGCTGATTCTGGTCGCCTGCTACCTCTGTCCTTGCCAGCTTCGGAATGTGATACTCGATAGCTCTTAAGTACAGGTCAGCGGCTTTGGCTGGGTCAGGCTTAACCTTGTCACCATCGCCGATAGCAACGGTTTGGAGCCACAAAGCGAAGTTCTCTGCATTGTCCTCTGCTACCCGCCTAATAGCCTCTCTAACGTCCTTTGTGGTCTTATTAGGGATCCCCGGTGGCCTTCCCCGACCGTCGTTAGGCTTTTTCCTTCTACTTCCTACTTTTTCTTCCACTTTACCGACTCCTGTCTGGGTCATCGGTTGACTTTACGTTGATCGCTGACGGATTAGTTGGTCAACATCAGCGTTGCCTTTTTGCTCGGCAGTTGGAGCGAACAATGCTCGGCTTCTGCTGTCTGTAGTGTCTGGCTCGCACAGGTAATAGACTGCGAAACTGTTGCGGGTGACATCTGCTGGACAGGTTAGCGGGGCTGGTAGTCCATGCCAACTGCCACGAGTATCGAAAATTATAGCCCGATTGAACTTTGGTTCAACTGCTTTTACCAGTGTGTCGGGGTCTTTGTACAGTCCGAGGTGGCCTCCCCATTCTGGCTTCCATCCTGGCGTCAGGTACACAATCAGGTTTAACCGTCGCTGTAGGTGGAGTTTCGGGTGCAGGTTGTAGTCCAGGTGGACGTTCAGCTTTCCTCCCCTGCCGTGTTGGTGCATCCCTCCACCGTGTAATCCTATGTCTGGCATAAGGTCTGCCTTGGTCAACTTCTCCAGTATTGCGTTGAAGTGCGGGCTGAGCAGGTATTGGAATGCCTTGTATGTCTCAGGCTTAAAGTGATGCCAGTCGTTGCAGGTCTGCTTGACCTCGAGCGGATTGTCGTAGCGGAACCAACAGTCATCGTCCTTGGCTGGAAACTCTCTCGCTAAGTTGATCGGGTCAGCAAAAAAGTCATCGACAATGCAATGCCAGAATGGGTGCTGGTCGATAATCACTCAACACTCAGCATCTTTAGTGCTTCTTCTTCGCCAGGGAATACAACAAAGTTGCGAGTACCTGCGCCAGCACCGCGAGAACCTTGGTCTAGGTAGCGGATGCCAGGAATACCAAGCTCTCTCAATCCTTCTGAAGCGAAATCAGGCTGATTGCCCCTCAATGCTTGATATAACCTATAAACACTTGCCCCGGACATCTTGTCCAGTTCAATATCAGGATTGATTGACTTAAATCTAGGCAGCAACTCTTTTGCAATATTTTGCACGTTCATCGGCTGTTCACTTAACGGCTTATCCCAATCTAGCATCTTGCCGACCATTTCATCCGGAATGTCTAATTTGTAAAAAGACCCACTCGGCTTGACATACTCAATCGTTGGCCTTTCGCCTTTCTGCAAAAGACTTAACGCCTCTTTTGCAGCTTGCCTTACATCACGAGCGCCACCAGGCATCGCTAAAGACGTTAATACTTCAGAAGCGTTTTCAACATTTCCAGATTCATCACTTAAAACTTTAGCTAACATATGTTTTGGGTTGTAAGAGTCTAAAACCTCTCCATCAACATAATTCTCGCCAACAGTTAATTTTTCTTGGTACTGTTTTGCAACACTTGGGTTTTCAGCAAAATACAACCCATGCCCATAAACCTGCGCTCCCTCTCCTGTGCCAATCTTGGAAGCGTCAAACTTGCTGAACCTGTGTGGGCTACCGTGAAATGCCGTAAGACCCAGCAACCCAGCTAGCTCCGGCCCGATCTGCTTCGCCATCTGCGTAGCATCAGCAAGCAGTCCAGGAGCCTGCATAGCGGCCTTGAACGCACCTACAGGAGCACTGACAGCAGGCATATTGCCAACAGCCTGACCAGTCCTGTAAGCCTGTTCCTGACCGTACTCCGGCCTGTCCAGCCCCAACAATCCTCGACCGAAGGGGCCAGCAACATTAGCGAACGGCTGGCCAATGTTCTGTTGATAGGACTGATACGCCTGCTGAAGTCCAAGCGCACGAAGAAGTTGGCTCATGTCCATACGTCACCGCTTGTTTCTAGCACTGATCGCTTTTGCCTTTGCTTTCGCATCGGCCTTGCTGGATGCACCCCAGGCTTGCAGAGACAACAGCAGACGAGTCGGCTTACCGTCCTTGCGCTCCGGCCCCGGCATATTACCCATCCTTGCCAGGAACGATGCTCTCCGCGGGTTGTCGCCTGACTTAACGGGAGGCTTTAGGTCGCTGCCGGGGTTTTCTCGCTCGTAAGACTTGCGTCCGGCCTCGTTCAACCCACCCTTCGGGTTCTTGCCAGCCTTGCGAGTCCATGCGGCACTCATTCGTCCATCATCCCAGCAATCTTGATGATGATCCCGCCCTTGCCTTTAGCCTGACCACCCAGCCACTTGTTGCAGACCATATCCTCTGAGCAGACAAAGTTAAGCTGGGCACAGTAACCCATGTCCTCGGCTTCGTCTTCCATGCCCTTAGCAATGCCGTTTTCAAGACACCCTTGCATCTCGTCCGACTGTACGAACGCAGCGCAGTTCTCGCACTTGTACTCTGCGTCCTCTCCTGCTTCCATGTAGTCGGCTTTATCGACTGCCTTCTGCTTGTTGGCGTCGTTCAGCTCGGCATCACCAGTGACAATAGGACACTTCATTTTCTCACCTGAACTTTGCGGTTTTTGCAGCGATCCGTTTTGGTTGCGCCACAAACTGTTTGCCAGCAGCCTTACCCGCTCGCTTGGCTCTTGTGGTCGCTGCGTACTCAGCTGGGGTTAAAGATTTAATCGCAGCCTCCGGCAAATACCGCTCACCCGTTTCAGATGACGGTTTCCCAGACTTTGTGCGCCACTTCTGCGCTGTCCAGTCTTTCAGCGAACGCTGCGAGGCTTTCACTTGTAACCACCACCCTTGGCTTTGTATTCCTTCGCCAACAACTGCGCCTTCCGAGCCGACCACTGCCCTGCCGCTGTGCCTTGCGTAGCAGCAGCCTTGATCTTGTTGAACAAGGCTTTACGCATCCCCGGCTTCGTGTAGTTACCAGCAGCGTTGACAGTGGACTTCTTCATTTCTTGGCTGGCATCTTCTTGTAGGCTTTCTTCGGCGTCTTGGCAATCATCTCTTTTGCCACCGACATCGGAACACCGGTGTCTTTCGCCACCTTCTTGCTGCCAGCGGCTGCGTACATGAGTCGCTGTTGAGCCTTGCTAGTGATCGGCATATCAGTCCTCGACGATAGAAGTTAGATGCCCGATTCGGCCTCGTACCCCTATTCTACCGACTTCGTTGAGAATGTCACGAGGCAAAAACTTGTAGAACCCATGCTCCATGTCGAACACCTTTCCACCGTCCCACTGCTCATGGAAGAACTTCTCTATCTGCTTCAGCGTCTCCAACATTTGCGGGATCAGGTTGTAGTCAAACGAATAGAGCCGAGTCATCAGCATCCCATCAGTCCCGACATAATCCAGCGGATAGCCTGTCTGCCTTGCCTGTGCAAACGTGGCTTTGTTCGCAACGTGAGCCTGCAAGTTGAACTGATCGGTCAATACGTATCGACCTGAAATCTTGAAGATGTGACTGTATCGGTTGGGAATGGTCGAGAGAATGTCTATCGTTGTGTGCAATTCAATAGCGTTCTTGATATACGCAACGTCTCGTCCTGTTTTTTTGACTCCCTGAATAAACCGAGAGTTGTAATGCTTAACAGTCGCTCGAGAAAACACGACATTCTGATGCTCGAAACTTGATTCCATAATCCAGATGGAAGCAATCGGACAGGCTCTGTGAATGCTTTCAATCGTTTGATGCGTTTCGTGCAACCGTTGAGGATCACCGTTAATAGCAGAAGTGACGAGAAACAGAATCACCATTTACCTCGCGTCGATTTCCACTCCTGCCGAGCAAACACCATCTCACCGGAGTACGGAAGCCCTGCGAAATGATCCGGCAGAAAGAAATGGCTAGGCCAAATCGTGAGGTCACGGTATTCGTAATTTACCCAGGTACTCGTCAACCTCGTCGGGCCTGAGAACTGCCATGCCATCAGGTCGCCAGGATCGTCATTCAACAGATCATCGACAATCTGCCCGATAAACGGATGGTTAGGGATCGCCCCTACCGCACCGTTAGACAGCAATCCAGGCCTGAGAAGCTCCGACTCCCACGAACACCAGACATTTGGCTCTAGCATCCAGTCAGGAATAGCCCTGGAAGGCTCTGAATCGGCGTCTAACGCGATCCCGCCGTGTTCGTATAGGATCTCCCACCTCATGCAGTCCGCGACGCCACAAAGCTCTGTTTTCCAGAAGTGCTTCATGTGCTTGGCAAGTCGCCAGCCTTTGGACAGGTCGGCGTTGCCCCAGAGGTTGACCTCAAAGTCGGGGTTGAGGTTCTTCCACTTCTGGATGGTTTGGAGTGGGGCTTTGGTTTCGTCGCCCACCCAGACGAAGTGCAGGATCTTGGGGATCACAAAAAAATCCCCCTGCAATAGGGGGGAAAGGAGGAGACGCTCACAGTTTATCCCGTTGCAATTCGATCTGTCTAGCGCAGATTCTGGCGTCAGTTGATATTTCCAACGCGATATTTATTGCGCGGTCGATGTCTTTTTTTAGCAGCAGGTCGTGCAATTTCGACAAGTTCATCTTCATCGTCAGGTAATTCGTGATCCAGTCCTGCATAGTTTGAACTCCAGAGTTGATAGTTTTGACGCATGACCCTGCGATCCATTGGATCGAGTCCTGCCAGCCTTTCGTGTGATGTGTTGTTCATTATCCTTAAAAGTTGATCGCGGAACACTGGTGGATCGTAATCCAGCCAATCAAGGTATCCGTCAGAAGCGTCTGAAAACAGGAATCGACACGCTGTCCTGGCCTCGACAGTCATAATCGGACGCTTGCCCTCCATGACAGGACGGTGCGTCAGGTCTCGGATCGCCAGAGACACGACAGCGGCTAATAGTCGGGCTTCAGGTTGTGAGTCCACGTTTGGCCTTTTCGATTGCTCGGTTGATCCAGCTTGGCGGGGTAGAGATTTCAGCAGAGACGTAGTAGATCGACTGGTAGGGGTGGGAGACATAGACAGCGTTGATGGC